AACCGCCGTTGACAAACGTGCGCCCGCTCATCCGCATCCCAGGGCCGGCTGCGAGTTACCCCACCGGCCGCGCGCTATACCCGCTCACCTATAGCGCGCGCATCATCAGTTGAGGATCGACTATGCAACCAGGCAAACCCAACACCGTCAAAGTCACGCTGAAAAAGTGGCACACGCACGCCGGCAAACGCTACGAGGCCGGCGAGCAGATCGAGGTCACCGAGCCCGAGCGCGCGTGGCTCAAGGCGCGCGAGATCATCGCGTGGAGCGTAAAAATTGTTGACATCAAACCGGAGAAAAGCTGATGGAAACCCAGTATTTTTCATTTCAAGGAAAGGCGTACATCGCTGAGCGCGATGCATCCGGCAACCCGCTGGCATTGCGCTGGCTGTTCGACGTGTCGGCGCTGTCAATCGAGCTGGCGACCGAAACCTCGGAAAAAACCGAGAGCTGGTCCGGCAACCGCTTGACAGCCGCGCAGATCAACCGATCGATCAGCGCCAACGTGTCGATGACGCTGGACGGCGGCAACCGCGATAACCTCGCGCTCGCCCTCTTCGGAACAAAGGTCGACGTCATTGGCGGCACGATCAGCGGCGAGGTGTTTCCAGACATGCTGGTCGCCGGCGACGTGGTACGCCTCAAAAACGAAAACGTGAGCACCGTCACGATCACCGACTCGGCACCGGTCACGCCGGTGGCATTGGTGGCTGGCACCGACTACAACGTGATCGATGCGTTCGCCGGGCTGATCGAGATCATCAACATCGGCGCGTTTACGCAGCCGTTCGTTGCGGCATACACTGCGGCCGCGGCGGAATCCGTGGTGATGTTCGGGCAGCAGGCCAAGGACCGCTGGATCGTTTTCAGCGGCATCAACACGGTGGACAACACGCCGGTCAAACTGGATCTGTACAAGGTGCGGTTGCAGCCGACGCAGAACCTCGCCCTGATCAATGAAGAGTTCGGCAATTTCGAACTCGCCGGTCAGGCGTTGTTCGATAGTAGCAAGGCGAGTGACCCGGCACTCGGTGGATTCGGCCGCCTGGTCACGAAGGTGCCTGCGTGAGCCGTCACGACGGGCGTACTCCGGCACCGGCGGAGAAAGCCGCCGATGCCACAAGCGCCGAAGACGATCTGGATGTGCTGCACCCGCAGCGGAGTATCGATGTGGGCGGCCGCGAGCTGGTAATCCGCGAGTATGGGCTCGTTGAGGGTCTGCGACTGCGGCCGCTGCACGGCCCGCTGGTTGCCGCGCTTGCTGACGCAAGCCGCCGCGGCGAGGCCGACGATTACGAGATGGTGCTCGATGTGCTTGCACGCCATGCCGATGCACTGGTTGCGCTGATGGCCGCTGCTGCGGATACCGACGAGGCGTTTGTGCGCTCGCTGCGCGGTGCCGATGCTGATCTGTTGGTGCTGACCTGGTGGAGCGTCAATCGTGATTTTTTTTCGCTCGCCGTAGTGCGCCGGCTGTCCGTCCGCGCGCTAGCGCCCGCTGGGCCGACATCTACCTCTGCCTCGCCAGATCCGGCATCTGCGGTGGAGACATCGAGCGCATCGGGCAGCTGACCGAGCGCCAGGTGGCATTATTGTTTGCGCGTGCCGGCACAATGGATCGTCAACAACGCGCCGCAAATGTTGTTGACACCAGCCACGGCATGGCTGGTGGCAAGGCGGCAACAAGACACCTCAAGGGGCTGATCGATGAGTGACATCACGCTTGCACTGCGCATCAAGGCCGACGTGCGCCAGGCCAGCGATGCGTTGCGTGATGTAGGGGCCGCGACCGAGGACCTCGGCAAGCAATCCAGTGGCGCCGGCAACGGCGTTGCGAAGCTTACGCAGCGTGTAACCGACCAGATCCGGCAGATCGGCGAACTGCAGGATGCAATGAGCACCGGCGTGAGCTCGCTCAATGAGTTGGCAGACAAGGAGCAGTTGCTCGATCGCGCAGTTGCCGGCGGCCTGATCAACCTCGACGAGCAAGCCAAGTTGCTGGCCGAGCTCGATAAGCAGGCCGCCAAACTCAACACCCGCCTCGCCCAACAAGAGCGCGCAGTGCAAGGTGTACTGCGCCGGTTCGACCCCGCGTCGGCAGCACTCAAGCAACTGGCGCGCGATGAGCGCGCGCTCGATGACGCGGTAAAAAACGGCATCATCAGCGCCAACCAGCGCAATCGCGCGCTGGTCGGCATCGGCGCCGAAAAAGCGCGGTTGCAGGCGCTCAACCAGGTTGTCGATGAAGGTGCAAAAAACATCGGCAAGTTTGGCATCAACTCAGTGCGTGCGCAGCAGTCGGTTGTCACGCTCGGGCGTGCGCTGGCACAAGGCAATTTCGGCCAGGCCGCGCGGTCGTTGGTGAGTCTCGGTACTGCGACCGGTGCGTCAAGCCTGTTGTTCACCGGGCTGGCTGCGGCCATCGCGTTACCAATTGCAGCGCTCGGCGCGTATGGCGTGGCGGCGCTGCGCGGCGCACGCGAGAGCGATCAACTCAACCGCGCATTGATCGCCACCGGCGGCGCGGTGGGGCTTACCACCGGCCAGCTTGAGGATTCAATCAGCAATCTCGACGCCAGCAACAACGGGTTCGGCAAAAATCGGGAATCGATGCTCGCGTTGATCGAGACCGGCAAGTTTGCCGGCGATGCGCTGGTGAGTGCCACCCGCGCGGCAGTTGGGCTGAGCGACCTCACTGGCAAGAGCGTCGAGCAAACCAGCGCGCTGATCGCCAGGGTCGCGCGCGAACCGACCGCCGCCATCGCCGAACTCAACAGCAAGTACCGGCTGCTGAGCGCATCGGTGCTCGCGCAAATATCGGATCTGGAAAGCCAGGGCCGCACCCTCGATGCAACGCGCCTCGCCACCGACGCGTTGGGCCGGGTAACCGAGGATCGAGTAGCCGCCGCCAATGCCGGCCTCAACGCGATGGATGGGTTTTTGCTGCGACTCAAAGGCGGGTGGGCGGCGATGTGGGCCGAGGCCGGCCGCACAGAATCGCTCGATGACGAGATCGCCGCCATCCAGGTGCGCATCAACGCGCTGCGTGATCGGCTGGTGCGCCCCAATCGCAACGATAGCCGCGCCGATATCGAGGCGAGAATCAATGCACTCATCGCCGATCGCACCGCACTGATCCGCGCCAACACCGCACAGATCGTGGCCGGCAATCAGGCCAGCACCGACGCGGCAATACAGGCGGCTGGCGACAACGCGCTGATCGCGCTCAATGCCGCGTTTGATGCCAGCGCAAGCAAAACGGAAAAGCTGGCCACGGCGCTGCGAAAAATCCAGGCACAATTCGAGGCACTGAAAGCCGCCGGCGTTACCTCGCTGCGTGGGCTGCCGCTCGACGAGGCGCAGCGCCGCGTTGAAGAGGCCGCTCGTAAAGCGGCCGAATCCAAAAAACAGCCAGTTGCCGACCCATCGGTATCGATCATCGCCGGCCTCGAACGGCAGTTGGCACTGCTCGGAAAAAACACTGAGGCCGAGCGCATCCTTGAAGAGATTCGCAGCGGCGGATTGAAGGACGCCAGCGCCGCGACAAAGCAACTCGCAATCGACCTGGCGCAATTGACCGATTCCGAGCGCACGCGGCTGGCCACCGAGCAACAGATTGCGGCGCTGACGCCGCAATTGCTGCGCGATGTCGGCCGCGAGGCCGATGCGGCCGCGCTCGAAATCGAAAACTCGTTCGGCGCTCTGCGCCGCAACCTAACGACCATCGGCGATACCAGCGGCCTCGGCCTGCTCGATCAAGCACTGGGCATCCGCGCAGCCAAGGCCGAGCTGGCAACATTGCAGCAGCAGCTCGATACCGTAATGGCCAACGCGCAGCAGCGCGAGCAGAGCATCCAAACCCAACTGCAGGCGCGCCTGATCACCGAGGCCCAGGGCCGCAAGCAGATCAGCGAGCTGCAACTGAAGCAGGCCGATACTGTGCAGGCGCTGTTGCCGCGCATGCAAGCCTTGGCGCAGGCTACGGGCAGCCCCGAAGCACTTGCGCGCGTGCAGCAGATCAGCGCCGAGCTCGATCGCATGCGCCTGGCGGCTGATCTGCTCACGCAAACGCTGGTTACCAGTTTTGAGGATGGCCTGAGCGGCGCACTGGTGCGCCTCACCGAGAGCACGACAAGTCTCGGCGAGGCCGCAGTCGGGTTTGTGCGATCCATCGCCGCTGCGCTGGCGCAACTCGCGGCCCAGCAAGTAGCACAATCGGCAACCACCGGCCTGCTCAATCTGGTGCGCGGCGCAGCACCTGCCGCATCGCCAGAGGCTGCTGCAACCACCGCTGCTACAACCGCTGGCGCAGCCGCCATTGGCACCTCGATCACTACAGCCGGCGCCGCCGCCGCAACTGCGCTCGGTGGTGCACTCAGCGCTGGCGGCGCAATCGCGTCTACCGGCATCACCGGATCAGGGTCGGTTGCCGCGAGCTCGATGGGTATCGCTATCAGCAGCGCGGGCACCGTTGCTGCGGCCGCAATGGGCGCCGCGATAACCGCCGCCAACATCGGATCGAGCCTGCCCGGCTTGTCCGGCGGCGGTTACACCGGGCCGGGTGGCAAATTCCAGCCAGCCGGCATCGTCCACGCCGGTGAGTTTGTCGCGCGCGCAGCGGTGGTGCGCCAGCCCGGCATGCTGCCGCTGCTGCATGCGATCAACACCGAGGGCATGCGCGCGGTGCATCGGTTGGCCACCGGCTCGCCGCTGCGCGCGGCAGTGCCGCTGCCGCGCCATCGCAGCAGCATCGGCTACGCCGACGGCGGGCTGGTCGGTGCTGGCGCGGTAGCACCGACGGTGAACAACCGATTCCGTTTTATCAATATGGTTGACTCCGCCGACATCGGCAGGCGCTTCGCCGCCACCCCGGATTTCGAGCGCTCCGTGCTCAACGTGATTTCATCAAACCCACGCGCCGTGCGCCAGGAG